ATAAGACAAAGAAGGCAGTTCACGAATACATATCAATTCTAAGCCTATGTGTTGCTTTTCAGGATGGTGTAGCTGGCTCATTCAGCAAGGAGTGGATTGACAAGATGATGAAGGATGCCCAGGAGTCGATGAGCAAGCTAGATTTTGATTCCATTTCTGATACTTTCTTTAAGGCATTTGGAAAGGGTACAACGGGCATGCCCCCGCTACCTGAGCGCTTTCTCAAGGGAAAGCTCGCAAAGCTTGCTGAAGACCTTGTTCGTGAATTCAGCCCCGAGGACTTTGGACTGAGTGCCGAGGAAATGGCTGCGTGCGAATCAAACCCTCAGCGCGCCTTTGAAATTCTCATGAAAGCGTCAATGGGTAACCCGCAGACCATTCAGCGTGCAATGATGCGTGTTGCCAAGAAGCTTCAGGAGAAGGTAAATCTTGGTCAGCTAAAGCCACAGGAGCTTGCGGCGGAGGCTGAAGAGCTTATGAAGGAATTTGAGTCGCATCCGGCATTTGTTGAGCTTATGGAAACGTTTCGTAATGCTTTTGGAGCGGGTGATATGAAACAAGCAAAGGCTCAGGGACGTGAGCATGAGGGTCGCCTTGCTGTAGTACAAAATCGTCTTCGTAAGAAGGCCGAGGCTAAGAAGGCAAATCCACCGGTAGTAGCTGCGGCCCCTGCAGTCAAGGCACAGATAGCTCCTGAGACATCAGATGAGTATGCTTCTATTTTAGTACCTTCAACAAAGAAAAAGGGGGGTCGTTAGTATTAGTAATCATAAATACAGCCAGGTACTTTAATTTAAGTACTAGACGTTACCAAATTTAAGTAGTCCTCTTTAAAGAGTAGTTAAATTTGATACAACACGATAACGTCTAGTACTAAAGTTAAGAACTTCCCATGGATAAGGCCACATAGTGGCCTTATGTCATTGGAGTTACTTTAGCTTTTCGTTCTAGCCATTAGAGTTAAGTACTTATTTTAAGTACTTAACGGTAGAGGTATGCCAGGGTCTATATTATGTGATCCGTATGTTTGGGAAGCTCCATTTATACTTTTTCAAACAAGTCCAGTGTTTAGTACAAATACAGTATGCATGAGTGAGCATGTAAATCATGTTGTATTAGTTGGTATACTTGGTATTAGCATAGGATATTTAACAAAACATCTTACACGTGATGTTATGCCCCTATATGTTTTTCTAGCATTAGCTCTGTTTTTTGCTATGCCATCTATTACAGCAATTTATCGTATTCTCTATGTTAAAAATCGAATTGAAGAATTTAAGGATGCAAATCCGGTTGCTTCTTCAACACCAGTAAAAAAGGGATCATATCCTGCCTTAGCAACATATCCTACAGCACAAAATCCTTTTATGAACATCATGCCCGATCAAGTAAGATATAATCCTACACGTCCAAGTGCCGCCTCCGTACTAGACCCGGCTGTATCAGTTTCCTTAGACGACTTTTTCAAGACTGAATTTGCTAGAGATCCAACGGATGTATTTGGACGTTCCCAAAGCCAGCGCGAGTTTATAACAATGCCTTCCACAAGCATTCCGAATGATGTTGATTCCTATCAGAATTGGCTATACAGAATACCTGGTAAGACGTGTAAGGAGGGCGGTACATGCCTTCCCGGAACAGATGGTGCTGCTCTTCCTTGGTTAAATCGCGATTCTTAGTTTCGTTTCTGTTTCTGTGTTTGGAGGCTAGGGCCATCCTTTTTCTTGCAAGAAAATCTCTTCAGAGTCTTACCCCGGGACTGAAGCATTTTTGAAACACATATTGCTATTGCGGCACTTTCTTTAGCTGTTTTACCACGCCCTGAGCCACGACGTAGCCGAACTGTTTTGGCAACTTGTTTAATACAATTACAAAATTTTTTAGCTTGTGATTCCTTCATCTCAATTATACTAAGAAATTTGAAACCTTTCTCTATGACAGAGAAGGATGGAGATTAACCGCCTAACGCACCCAAAGGATGATGCCTGCGGAATTGATCAATACTTTAAGCAATCTGTTGGACCCGGCGCGTATGCAGTAACAAACCTTGTACCAAGTGCCGCTAATGTAAACCCGCTAGCAGTTCAAGAGTACATGCTTTATCCTCGCGAGGGCTTCGGGCTAAATAACGCTTTTATTGACTCCGACTCTGTCCTCCGTAACCAGGCTGAATTTAAGAATAACAAGTGCATAATTCGTAACCAGGCTAGACCCTTTCTAGGTGTTCCCTATATGGGTGGTGGTCGCGGAAATGCCGATGTTGAAACACTCCTACAGCACAGTGAGCAGGTTCGCCAGGGTAAGGAATCTGGTACGGTTACGGAAACACAATTTGAGGGCATCTACACTCCTATGATTCCGAATCTAAAGGAGAATATCCAGAAGCCTACAAATCTTATAACAGAGGACGCCAGTCCTGGTTGGGTTCGTGGTGGACTTCCCAGTCGTGCCTACATCCGCGATGTAAACTGTTAATTTTGGCACAACACTTTAGAAGTATGGCATCACTGTCAGAGGCATATGAATCTGTAAATTCAACTGCCCATAGACAAGACCCTTATGAAAATCCTCAGACCTTTCATCGATTAGTAACGGAGGGAGTACACCCAAGCCCCGCCCGTCATATGCTAGGACTTGTTGGGGGAAATGAGGTTGGCTTTTCAAAAGTGAACAGAATTGATGTTGAGTCAGATTTACAGGGTATAACACGACCCAACTCAGACTGTACAGGGCGTCATCATCTTCCTAATACAAATCAAACGATTCTAAGAAATAATCCAAAGGAATTTGTACGTATAGACACAAAAACAGTTCCACTAAAACCTGCACAAATGTGGGCTTATCCATCTGTTATTGCTCCAGAGCCGTTAGCTAAGGAAACATGTGGCTCCCCTCACAAATATTAATATATAATAAGGAGAATGTCTGTACCTGTAAAACAACAGGCATTAACAAGACCCAAATTTGATGATTTTCACCAAATTGATGATATGAGAATTACAAGCGCTGCCTTACGCTATTATGTGAATCCTCCGGGTGCAAACTGTCCTACAACGTTTCCAGTCGATGCAACTGTTCGTATGCAACAAAGTGGCAACTCATGGGTATCCGGTAAATGGAAGACAGATGTTGAATCTGACCTAAAAGGAATCAATCGGTTTGGAAATCGCATCAAGTGTAATGTACTTTACAATCCTGATACTAATGTAATGAATGAAACCTCGTACACGGCCGCCCCTGATGAATCATTTCCAATGATATTTAATCGTCTAAGCAACCCCCCATGTACACTACGTGCAACAGGGTGGAATCGGTTTGATTCTGTTCCTCATCAACCTCAGCGCACCTTTGAAACACCATTCGACTTTTTCATTCCTGCTAAGGATATTGATAAGGAGCGAATGAGAACACATTAATACATTAATAATAATTATTACAAAATACATGGTTTATTATATTCATGTATTTCGTGATTTTGATGCTAAATATTCTTTTCATGTTGCTCAATAGAATATGGAGGCAGTGGCACTGTTTGCCGTAGCAGGATTAGGATATGTTATAACACAGCTTACAGGAAACAAAGAGGGATTTCAAACACAGGCACAGCGGGGACCTGATACAAATCCTCTTGCAACCTCGCCACAAGGTGGTTCAGCAAAGGGAGATGCTCAGCTACTTGACCAACAATATAGTACACTTGTCAATACGGCGATTCCAAAATCAGAGCCAGTTACTAGTAGTCAGCAAGGACTTATGACAGGGGCTAGTTACATGCCACCAGTTCTTCTTGCTGGACCACGGGTTCCCAGCCCTGAGCCATTAGATAGCTCTAGTGCCGATGTATCAATGAATCCTGCTGGAATTGAAATAAAGCCTAACTATGTTCAAGGTGATTATCTAGTAAGTGAACTCACAGGCTCACAAATGAAGACAAAGGATTTTACTCACAATAACATGACTCCGTTCTTCGGTGGCCGTGTTAAGCAGAATGTGGCACCGGCTACTAACACAGGTATTCTTGACTCATTTACTGGCTCTGGTATTAACCAAATTAAGAAACGGGAAGTTGAAACAATGTTTGATACTGCCCGTGCGCCTTATGGTAATCCCTATGGGTTAGAGTCAAGCGCTGACTTTATTAAGAGTCGTATTAATGACCCACGCAATCGTGGCGGTGAGCGCCCCTTTGAGCCTGTACGTGTGGCCCCTGGTGTAAATGAAGGGTTTGCTGCGTCAGGTAAGGGTGGATTTCAACAGTTTGAAATCAATCAATACATGATTGATAACATTAAACGCACAGATGAATTACGTACGGCAGATAATCCGAAACTTACATACAATCAGCCGACAGTTCCAGGAAAGCACTTTATTGGCGGGGCGGCACAAGATTCTGGCGAGGTTCGTAAGTATCGCCCTGATACCTTTTTTGTTGATGAATCCGGTGAGCGCTTTGGTGCCGCGGGACAAAGTGAGTTCACCAAGGAAACATCACGCCCTGTACAAGTTCTCAAACACACGGCGCGCCCTGAGACAAACACAGATGCCGTTGGACCGGCAACATCACAGGAGTTCGGTGAATCATACGTGGTTGGTTCGTATCGTCTTCCCAGTGCACAACAGTATGGTGGAGCGGGATATCGCAATGCTGATATGACATCATATACATCGGCAAACACGGATGCTGCCGAGAATGACTATGGGCGCTCTGGCATTGAAATTCGTCCTAATGAGCGTAATGTAACAGGGGAGCGTGTAATGGGTCTAAACTTAGTGCCGGCCGATACGGGTAATGTAACAGTTCATTATGATGACCCTGCTCGCCCAACGCGTCGTGCCGAGTCTGAGGGAACCATTCGTCAAACGGGCACCCCTGTTGGATATGCAGGAGGAGCCCCTGCTATTACAGTGTGGGACCCGAATGATGTTGCGCGCACAACGGTCAAGGAGGGCACAATCTTTTTTGACCACATGGGTATTGCTTCATCGGCATCTGCTCCAAACAAACTCAAGGTGTATGACCCTGATGATATTGCCAAGCCGACACAGAAGTCACAGCTGTCGGCGAAGTCTGACTATTTTGGATCACCAAATGCCACCATGAAGGATTTCACAAGCCACGATTCTGCCTACAATATGCGGACGAATCCAAATAAGGAGCAGATTGCTGTTGGACGTAAGCCCCTTCACGGAAACGGCGGGTCTCTTGCCGTGTTTGATGGAAATATAAAGCAGACAACAAAGCGGATTAATGCCGATTCTGTAAATGATCGGTCAAATGCAATCAATCGCGTGTCAAGCATTCCTACAGGGGTTGGTGACATTGGAGCTGTAAAGTATCGTGTTCCTCTTAAACTTGACGTTAGTGCCGCAAGAAATGGACGCGAAACATTATCGTCAGTCTATGATAATCCTCTGATGGCGAGCCAGAATCTGGCACGTAATGCAGAGAATGATGATGCTATTTATCAGGACATGTTACAGGCCTTATAAGGGGTCTAGAATCCGTTTGTCTCCACCTCTAGGAACTTTATATATATTTTGTAAGTATGGTAATACATACGATGTATATTTATCTGTGTGACTTATATTCCAAATAGATTCTTCCATTGATAATGTATCTGTTTTATCAGCAAGTGGGGTAAAAATATCGTCACCTAAGATTCTTTTAAATCCAAATACTTCTGAATTCTGAAGATTGGGTGTTCGTGTAGCTTGTAAGTATAAATCATAATTTAAAACAATTGAGTACAAAGTTGAAGTAATATCTGGAATATAATACCGCCCTGTAATTTTTAGAATATTTTCATAGGATTTCAGTTCTCTAGAATTATTTAGTGCATAGAGAATTGATATACATTCAGATACTGTGGAGCTTTCTATTTTTTCATATAAAAAACTTACAACTATGAGTCGTGTATCTTTAAATTCACTAAAATCATAATTACTACTATCGACTACACATATAGGTAAAGCAGTTTTTGTTAGCCAGTCAGATATTGAGCGCCGGTAAATAGCTAAAAGTTTTTCTCTTTCTTCTTGGGTTTGTGATTTTCTATTAACACATGTTGTTAATAGAATACACCATCTATTTTTATTATGTATATGTATAGCTAATAAAATTAGCATAGGTAATATACATAGCACTATAATATTATGTATAGGCTTCATTACTATGTTATTAGATATTTTTTATAAACCTCTCATTCTATGAGCTAACTTATTTAATGCATTTTCTTCTGCTGCCGTTAAATCATTCGTATAGTTTTCTTCGGAAATTGCAGGTAACGGCATTTTTGGCTCATTGATTTCATTTGTATTATTTGCGTTATATCTAGCCTCCTCTAAAAGGCGAGACGCTGTTCTTATATTTCTTGCGCGACTCATTAATTCATCGGCCTGTCTGCGAAGTTCAGCAGCCATTGCCATCTCACGATCTGCTTGCTCTAATCTTGCTAGGCGCGCGGCTTTTTTGGTTTTACGATGAGGTAATCCTAAAAGTGAATTTTTTATAGGATTCACACGAGCAGCAGCACGACGGCGTGCCTCTTGTAGGTTGCGCGTATAATTCTGACTACGTTTATGAACTCTTGCTAGTAAGGAAGCACGACGTGCCGCAATACGGGTTTCGGCTTTTTTAGCAGCATGTTTCTGGAGCGCCTTACGCTCTGCTTCCATTGCCTTTTCCTCCTTTTCTTCGCGTGTTTGCTTTGCCTTTCTAGTTTCACCAACAACACGCCCCTTTCTCCACTCTAAAGCAACAGAAGCATCTACATCCATGCCGTCTTGTTTAAAAGTTCCATGACTATTTGCCCGCGCCTTTTGAGCACGTGTTACAGGTTTATGCGTTTCTTTGTTCTCTAAAAACCACCCCTCACCAGGTGGCTTAGCTCCAGGGCTATAGGGTCTTCTTTCTTCGGACATTCTATATAATCTCAATATTATTATAGGAACATGGATATGGATAAAGATGAATCTAAATCATATAGTGAAACATCAACAGAAATTGTAGCATCATGGAATGTAAATCAAGAATCTTTATTAAAGGGTATTGCCGAACGGTCAAATTGTATGCGCTGGCTACATAGTGAATCAAATCAATATTTTGAGAATTTAAACTTCTATTTTACAATACCAAATGTGATTATTTCGACTTTAAATGGAAGTTTCACAATGAGTCTTACATCACTTTTTCCGGAGCCGGCGTCTCAAAAAAGCGCAACCACACTAATCGGGTTGATTAGTATCTTCTCTGCTGTACTTATTACAATGAACCAGTATGTAAAATCACAGCAGATGATGGAGGCGCATCGCGCCGCTGGTCTTTCATATGGTAAACTCTACAGGGTTATTATGAATGAACTTGCACTGCGCCGGGATCAACGTTCAAATGGCCTTGATTTTTTAAAAATAGTTCGTGTCGAAATTGACCGCCTAGAAAATACCGCCCCCACAATACTCCCTTTTATTATACGGAAATTTTCAATTCAATTTGCTGATAGAGATATTGAAAAGCCGGAAATTACTGGAGATTTAGACCCTGTAAATATTAATACCGATATAAAAAATAGAGCATTAAGTTGCGTTGTGTCGCCACGAGTAAATGGAACACCTCGTTTTTCTAATAAATTATCTCTATCTACTAACTTCTTTCCAAAACAAGGTTCCTCGTCCTCAAGCCCTGACCGCAATCTATCGCCAACCACTTCAAAAGATGAAAATACTATTGGAAATGGGAAAGAGCCTGAGAGCCCTATAAGAATTAATGTGCCGGCTAAAAAAGCCACCTAAGATTCAGCAAATATGGTTTTATAATGCCTAGATTACATTGGAAAGGGGCTCTTCTTGTATGTGGAGAGCCTGGAACAGGAAAATCACGTTGGATTCGAGAGGAAGCGTCTGCATCACGGGCAAAAATCTTTCGCTGGAATACACGGGTTGACCGTTCCTTGCGTGAAGGGCGAGAAATTCTTCACCAACAGGTGCGCTCATGCGAGCCACTGTTTGTTTGGATTGAAGGGGCCGATGATCTAACCCAAGAGGCACAGGCATTTCTACGAAGAATTCTTGAAACTGCATCTACTAATGTAGTATGTGCACTAGAAGTGCGTGAATTATGGAAAATGTCCCCGCCCGTATTATCTCGCTGTACTATTATTCAAATGAATAGTGATATTTCATTCCGATCACAACAGAAAAGCACGCTTGCACATAGTCTTGGATTATTTAATGATGTATCTCCACAACCTACACTTGATAATATATCTTGGAGAGATATTCCGGCGCTACGTAAGCTTGCTGTAAATCCCTATCAATATATTGACCACCTTTTAAAGCGCGCTGACCCGTTAGACAAATATGCTATTGAAGCAATACGCGCAATTGGCTCTGGTTCATCACCGTGGATTCAACTTACAGTGTATCTCATGCGGTTAGAAAGAGTCTGATAAGCTATAAAGATAAACTAGTATGGAGGTTTCAGGTGAAGGAGCAAGTGTATATGCAGAGGCAAAAGGTGAATATACTCGTCAATTATGTCAGTATATTGTACCTGCCATTCACTCATATTTCCTTGAAATGCTTACATTAGCAAAGGGGCAGGAGGCAGATGTTAATAAACAATTGTTACAATTTCAAACATTAATGGAGGGAATTCCTGAGTGGAATATTGATAAGGTTCAGCGGGAGACGCAACGCATTTTAATAAGCACACAATGTGATTATATTGAAGAACTTTTAACTGCCGTATTTATTGCCCACACTAAAGTTCTATCCGCAATTCGCCTTACAAATAAACAGAAAAAACTCCAAATTACAATTCCTAAGTTAGAGCATTTTTTACATAGAACATTAAAGGAGTGTGCAAGACTTTTATGGACAAATACCTTTTTATTTTCTGAGTCATATTCTCCTTTAGAGCGTCAAAGAAATATGAGACAGGTTGAAGGGCTTGTTTCAGAAGGTGTACTTCAAGGTGTGCGTTCAATGCTACCTGTAAAGAGTATTTTACGGGAATACCTAGCTACTGAGGATACGGAGTCTGAATACGAGTCTGAAACAGAGGAAGAATCAGAGGAAGAAGAGGAAGAAAAGGAAGAAGAAAAAGAAGTACATGTTGATAAGCCAAAGAAGAACATTGTTACTGCAGTTAAAGATACAGAGGTTGCCGAGGATTCCAACGTACTAGAGCCCCCACCAACCTCTTTACCTAAGATAACACCCCCACCAACTCCTTTACGTAATATAACACCTCATGATACGCCTACAAATAAGCCTGTAGGTCTTCCGGCTTCTGAACCGCCTATTTTGAATTTAGATTTTGAAAAACCCACTGTTCAATTTGCAGAAACTGTTACACAGTTTGATGCAACTGCAGATGCAAAGCCTGTATCGACTGAAGTAGATACTGATGATATTGATTTTCAAGATGTAGATGATAATGAGCCTTCAAAAAAAGAGGAAACTGAAAATCTTGAGTTTGATTTTGAAACGCTTGCGTAAAAAAAGATATGTGATTTCCTTTAATGCCACCAGATGTCCGAAGTGAGCTCTGTTCCAATGTGGGTTGGACCTATTTTCGGTGGTGTAACATTATCGCTAATGTCATTGGGAGGAACATATTATGTTGAGCGAAAGATTCCGGCTACAAAAATAATTGCTAGAGATTTCATTCTAGGAGCTATTCTTGTTTTATGTATTATGCAGTTTCTTCCTGAGTCAGTTACAAAGGCGATTGCTGGAATAATATCAGTATCTTCTCTAATCGCAAATAAAACAGCAAGTACCATGGCAAGTGTCTCAAGTGTAGCTGATGTAGCTACTGTTACGAATATGTTAGAGGCAACATCTGTAAAAGCTCTTTCATTTGTACCAGACTCATCCGAGGAAGTACGTATTGGAGTTCCTAGATTTTAACGGCAAGTGTCGTTACATGATTTAGTAAAAATTATCCAATTATAGAATGAAGTTTGGTAACAAATTTATTTATAAAAATAGATTAATAAATACAATTGCATTTTTTATAATTACTTTTATTATACTTGAAGTAATTATAATAAAAGAGGGATTTCAAGGTGAAGCAATACATTCCGATATGAATTCCCCAAATATTGTAAATGCAGTCACGACAGCTGGAGGAATACATTACGATATCAATTCCCCAAATATTGCAAATGCTGTGAGGGCGGCTATGGATATGCCAGCTTGGGAATTTGCAGAATTTATTAAGGCTAAAAATCTAGCATCTAGCTCTATAGGCAGTCTTGCCCTTGAAAAGGGAAACTTAGCTATGGCAAATATTATTAATGTTAAAAAGATTGCATCAGATGCACGCATGGCGGATGCTTTGAAAAGGATTCCGCTTGCCACATGCCTTAATTCAAGGGGTATTCGTGTTTCATGCAATACGGACACTCTTGACCCATGTTGTGCAGTAGAAAGAGAGTTGATCTTAAATGAAGTACGACAGATTGATGCAGCTGGGGAGCGTGTTGCGAATCTTGAAATAGATAAATTAAGAGAAGTTTCTCAAATTCGTTTTAGAGCAATATATGTTGCTTTCGTAGCTGGTGTTACGGGTGTGCAGTTTCTTGCTGCCGATGAGGCAGCAGAAATAGCTCTAAAAAATGGAGGTACCTCTGCACAAATAATAGCAGCCGGTCAAGCTGCTGCTATTAAACTTGGAGCTACACCTGCACACGCCCTTCTTGCCGGTGAAGCGGCCTCTGTCTCTGCATTTGCTATCTCTAAAGTCTATGCCCCATCAACACCTCCACCATCGACTCCAGCATTAGCAACACCATCATCAAACTCTATAACACCCCCTCCAAAAGATGAGAGCTCTAATACAATATTAATATTAGGTGGTATAACAGTTGTTCTAGCTGGTGGTGCTTTATTATACATGTCAATTTCTAAAGCCTAATAAATTCGGCACTTGCCCTTAAGACAAAAGTGGATACACTTTTCCTACTGTTTCCTCAACCCGAAACGCCTGAAATGCTGGCGTAAAAAATTGTTTCGCCGGTACGGCACCATGTATAAATTCTGCTATGTGTTTATACAGGTCAAAATCAGGAAACCGCTCAGTACCATCAGGATTGATAAATATATTTTTCCCTTCATCATCAATCATCCAAGACCAACATAAATTATAAAGGTCAGATACAGTTTCTAAAACAGTTAGGCCAGGCTCCTTGCTTAAGACATCTGCCGCCGGTTTTACCGCGGGTTTCTTTGGAAAAATTCCATCAATCATGCTAACTGTTAGGCGCGCTAAATCAAAGGACGGATTTGGTGGAACTTCCTTTGTGTATTTCTGTCCAACTGCAGGAAAAGCGTACTGTCCATCTGCATCATTGCCCTTCTTAAAATCATCGCTTACAAATTGCTGTCCGTTAATCCGAAAAATAGCGCGCCCATAATCAATAATGCGAAATACCTTACCATATGTTGGAACCTTGAATAACATTCCAGATTCCGTCTTATAATTGAAAAATTCTTCGTGCGTTCTGCTCCAGACAATATTGTTACTATGAAGGTCATTGTGTGTAAATCCAATAATACGCTGAGCCACAGATAGGGCAGCAACAACTTGAAATATCCATGCTGTCCAACGCTTCAGCCAGCCCGTGCTTCCAGGAGTGGCACCTACTTCACTAAAATTCTCAAAAAGCGAATCCATTGTGTCTTCATTCTTTTCGGTTATGATTAGCATTACAGGATAATCACACATCTCGGCATAAATTGTGTGATCTGGCTCGGAGCTAGAATCATCTGATGCATTAGAAGCACTCTCTTCCTCCAAAGAAATATCATCCATTGAATCTGAATGGATTGAGCCAATATCAGTTGTTGCAAGCGGGATTTCCTCTAATGACTCGGAGCCGGATGAATTATCTGACTCATCGTCGCTGTATTCGTGAAGAATTTCGGCCATCATTTCATCGCATATAGGCGTATCTGGATTTAGACGGTTTACTACCTTGAACTCAAAAAGGTGGCGCTTGTATCCCTTCCAGAACCACCGTTCGTGTCTATATGACTGAAACTCATCAGTCAGATTGTACCGATATTTATTAGCACGTGCACAAAAAGCACCATAAAAAGTGTTAAAGTGAGGGCTAATTCCTTCTTCGCGAAGGCGCCCAACAGCGTATGAGCAGACCGTATCAATATATGCTTGATTTCCGGGGTCCTGTAATTTCTGCCAGGCGCGGAGCCATCCTTTATGGTGCCATGGAAGTCCAGCCTCTTTTGGAAGGCTGTATTGGCCACGAATCCATTGTACAGGATCTAGAAGGTGAGTTACCTTTAAAAATGCGTTCTGAACTACATAAGCTCCGCTCACGTCTGAATTCCTTTTCACATTTACAGTACATGGACCGCTTGTTCCGGAGCAATCTATGGATTGAATTCTCCAACAAGTGTCCATCCAAATTTCCTCATTTGAATTCCATTTTGCAAGTCTGAAGACTTTTGTCAAAGTTGGAAAAAAGGTCTGGAGAGTTTTATAGCCATTTACCCGAAATAGTTCATCTGATAACGGACCGGTCCAGAATTTGGGGGTAGGTAATGGAATCCCCCGGAGTTGACTCATCTTGGAGTAGTTGAGAAGCGTGTTCATGTATAAAACCGCAAAATTTTTGATTATACCTAACTAGCATGGCATCATCTACGGCACACGTGAATTTTAATATCAAGAAGTTTGACATGAAGCGTATTCCACAGGATGCAGTCGTTATTTTTATCGGCCGTCGGCGTACGGGAAAATCCACTCTTGTTCGTGACCTTCTGTATCATCACCAGGATATGCCACTCGGTACTGTAATAAGCGGTACAGAGGAGTCAAACTCCTTCTACGGAAAAATGATTCCATCGATTTTTATTCATAATGAATTCAATCCTGTTATTCTTGCAAATTACGTAAAACGTCAGCGAATGATTGTGGCAAAGATTGGGGAAGATGCTTCACGCGGTGTAAAATCACGGCTTGACCCTCGTTCATTTATGATTCTAGATGACTGCATGTACGATGATAGTTGGACGCACGATAAAAATATTCGCAATCTTTTTATGAACGGTCGGCACTGGAAGACGTTCTTCCTTATTACAATGCAGTATCCTCTTGGAATTCAGCCGGCACTAAGAACAAACGTAGATTTTGTTTTTATATTACGCGAGCCGTATCTAAATAATCGTAAACGCATTTATGATAACTATGCATCTGCCTTCCCTTCCTTTGAATTTTTCTGCCAAATTATGGACCAGTGTACTCAAAATTTCGAGGTTCTTGTAATTGATAATACAAGCCTTTCATCGAAACTAGAGGATACAATTTTCTGGTATAAGGCCACAATTCAGCCTGAATTTAGAATTGGAGCTCCTGAATTTTGGCAACATTCTGGAGCACAGGCATATAGAGAGCGGGAGGAGGATGCCTCTCCATACGACCCTAATGCTGCTAGAAAATTAAAGGGACCCCCTGTAAATGTTCGTAAATTCTAAGTATGTTCTAATTAGACCGATGAAATATAGTCTAGGTGTTCTTCTATTAATTGCTCTGGCACTACTTGCTATAGATAGACATGTACGAATTCAACCCCTTCTTGATAGAGGTCTTCTACAAGAAGAAGGATTTGCATCAAATACAGGAACGCGCGTTGGGAATAATGGTATAAGATGCGGTGTAGACCTGTTTCCCTGTCCTGAGAATTTTAGATGTGCAAATGGCATGTGTATGTCATATGACCTCACTACACCAGTAGAAAGGAACCCCCTTCCGGTTCTTCCTTGAGAAGAAAGTTTCTTTGAGTACTACAGAATGAATAGCCGTTCAGGATTTGGACTTTTAGGACTTGCAATATTTTTAATTGTTGTTGTTGCTTTTCTTCCTTGGCTACGGAATACTTATGCCCCCTTATTCCCAGAGGGATTTCGTGATACAGATTGTAAGGGTGTAACGTGCCAGGAGGGTGAATTCTGCCAAGAGAATACGTGCCGTTCTGTTATGCCGTCAATTACAAATGACTATTGGGGGAATAACTAAACATTATGATCTAAGAATGATATTCATTCACTAATCATATTTTATTAGACATCTGTTGATGGCTTAGCTTCCATCTTACGCGCCATTGCAAGATCAGCCGGCCCAGAGTTTCCAAACATCTGATTATACTCGGCCGCGCTTGTTGAGGCAGCTGATACAAGTGAATCACCCTCAAGTGATGGTGCTGATGAAGGTCCAGCACGAGCCTTTGAACTCTGCATATTTGAGCGTTTCTCGCGTTCAAAAGCCTCACGAGCATCCTCATTTTCCTTATATTTCTTCATGAGGGTGTTGAGTTTTTCCTCAGCATATTCCTGGTCAGCTACATCTGATGGGGCGGGGTCCCAAGGGAGCCACTTACCGACTTCCCCTACAAAGATATTATGAATCGTATCATTGCGCTGTAGCTTCTTTGAACGGGCGACTGCCTCCTCATTTGAGGCATAAACTCCGCGAATTTTTAGACCGCGGACAGATGTCCGGAACTCGTTTTTAACATAGAACGCCTCCTCGAGTTTTTCGCGATTTGCAAAGATAAACTCATCATACAAGGCATTAAGCTTTGTCTCCTTTAGCTCTGACTGCTTTGCTTTTACAAAGTTCTGAAAATCATCCATTACCGTGTCCATACGCACCCGGCTATTGCGAAGACTTAGAGCTACTCCACTTAGATCCATAGAATCTGCCTTATCTGCATCTACATTGAGTTTATCATTAAGAGACTTTACTGTTGACATAAGAAACTCCTCAAATGATGTTACGCGTTGCGTATATTCAAATGAATCGAGAAACTTGGAGAAAAAGAAAACATCCTTGTTCGCGAGTACCTTCTCCGGACTTAGAAAGCTCAGTAGACAAAACTTCTGACCAGGAATTTCGAGATCTTCCGTTAGAAAATCCTCGCGTGGCTCAACAGACATTTCACTCTGAGGTGTATATCTACGGAGTGTTTAGACCGGCATACTTGCCGTTACCGTGATAAAAAATCTATATATTAGGTATAATGAACTCTACATCCGAAGTTGTTAATCGTGTAATCAAGTACCTTGTCGAGGGTCTATTTGTAGCGGTTGCAGCTATCTTTATCCCTAAGCGCTCGCTCCCTGTTGAGGATGTTCTCAGCCTCGCCCTTGTTGCGGCGGCGGTATTTGCCATCCTTGATGTTGTAAGCCCGAGCATTGGAATGAGTGCGCGTGGTGGTGCTGGCTTCGGTCTCGGCGCCAATCTTGTTGGATTCCCGATGCGTTAATGGTACCGTGTTGTGCCAAAGTTAAATTGACTTAATAAACTCCCATGATAAATCCGAGCAGATTTTCTGCCAGATTTTATCCTGTACGTATAACTTATCGCGATTTTTGAGAAGTGGAAAACAAGGTAAATATTCATCAAGCTCTAGAAGCTCGCAAAATTTGTACAAAACGTACGAATACGATAGGAAATTACTGCGTCCCTTAGGACAGTGCTCCTGAAATGAGGGTTGAATTTCCTTGAACATGTACCGTAATTTTTCTTCGATTTCCCGACTCATAACTGGAGCAGTTTGTCCATTAAGACGATTTATAATATGGGGGATGTGCTCATAGTATTTGTTAAATTTCAGCTTCTTGAGAATTTCCTTTACCTTAGAGCCCTTTAATGTTCTAAAATCCATAATTCGCTCCTTCTTGAGCTCTACTAAAATTGCGTCATACACCTCTTGGGGAATTTCCGTTGTTTCCTTTGCCTGAAATTGTGCAAGCCATTCATTAAAATGATTAATACGCTTATAGGCATAATAACTCACTTCACGTGGTGGGTCCTTATACGAAGGCTTATCAGAATCAATTAATACAAAATCCTGATAGCCACATGTAACACATGTAAAAACCGCTTCATTTGCACTGAAGGTCATTTCTGTCTCACACGTGGGGCAATTTCCAAAAGATTCAAACTCAATTTCATGAGAGGTTCGTGCATGAGCAGGGTCCATCTTTCGTAAATATTCTTCTAGAAGTTTATCACGCCGAAGAACCTCGCCATTTCGTCGTTGGGCTGGTTGTACACTTGTTGACATTGTATCCATAGATGCCTTTTCAAGTACTGCTAATATACTTCCAGGATTTGCACTAGAGCTAGCCCGTTTTGCAATCGGCTCAACACCACTTTGGATTTTATCCTGCATATCATAATAATTATACAGAATTTCCCCCGTCTTTAAAAAGTAATCATAGAACTCGTCATTTGATTGAATACTATTAATTTCACTTTTAAGACGCTCATGCTCTTGTTTTAATTCACATACATCCTCGGTACCCCTTGATATTATGCTTATTTCTAGATTATTTAATTCATCTTTCTTTTCATCGATTGTAGATTGTTTTTCTTTTAGTTTATCAATTTGAAATGTATGTAGGGCATCTAAAGTTGTTCGCGCCTCTGGATTACTTCTTCGTGTAGGGCGAATATTAAAAAATGCATTCTTTGCTGCCATCCTGACATTGACAGGGTTTGATTGTTTAGACCGTCCCTTTCAATTCCTAGGGTGTTGTATAACTCTTAAATTGCATGCCTCCCGGCACGGAAATTACCAAATAATTCCCCCATCTTCAAATTTTTTTCTAAACTGAGGGTATAAACTAAATGACGGGTGGTGGTTTAATGCAGCTCGTCGCCTATGGCGCCCAAGACGTTTACCTAACGGGTAACCCCCAAATTACGTTCTTCAAGGTGGTATACCGCCGCCACACGAACTTCGCCATGGAGTCCATTGAGAACCCTTTCAACGGCTCGCCTGGCT